ATATATGCTTGATTTTATAAAAGACTCTGGCATTGAGTGGTTGATGACGATTTCATCATGAGACTCTTTAGTTGTTAAGTATCCAAATGGAAAACCATCAAGTAATGCTTGAATTTCGGTTGGCGCTGCAGAGTTATTTCTTGTTATTGGCAAATCAGTTTTTGATAACTGATCAAACAATCTATCTGGCACATAACCGTAACCAACGCTTAAAGGTGACGCTTGATTATCAGACCAGAGAATCATTACTCAACAGGATCGTGTTGAGGGAATCTTAATTCTATCTTGACAGCATCTGCTTCTTTTTTAAGAGTGTCGTAATCGTATCCATGCTCTTTTGTAAACTGCACTCTGTAGTTAAACCAGCCCTCAACACCCTTCCAGAATTTTGGATCGGTTGTTTTTTCAAGCTCAATTAATTCCTCTGGCTCAAGCATAAAGCTTAAAACACCTAAAGGCATATAGACAGTCATGTTGTACCCAACATCTTTGCCATTTGTGTATTCCTTGAGAAGATCCTGGAACTGCATGATTACTTTTCTCACGGTGTCACCAGTGAAATAATCAATTGATCCATTACCATTTCTAATTCTCGGGCAATAGTTATCTACTGTGGAGATCGTTCCAAATGTTCTGCACACCATCGGTCTGTAGCCGTAGATAGTGCATCCACCTTTATAGAAAGCGCAGAATTTCTTTGATTCACCACCTGGCTGCCAGGTTTCATCAAACATAGCTTTCTTTAGATCGTCAACTACGCCATCAATCCACTCATCAGCATGTGCCTTACCCTTGTCTTCCCAGTACAGATAGTATTGCTGTCTGAGTTTAAAAGCAATGTTCGCACATTCAGTCATATGAATAACAAGACCGATATGACAGCATTCACCAGACCCAAGACACTTGTACTTAGTCTCATTCTGTTTTGCTTCAATTGTAGTTACAGACCTTCTCATCTTCCCCTCATTTTCTTTTGCTGTTTACTTCTTTTCAACATATCCCGCTTTCGCTGTTCTGCATCTAATTGAGCTTGTGATTTAGGTCTTTTCTGCCCTCCAGCCGCAGCAAGGTTTCTTCCCTTGCCTCTAAACTTAAGCAAATCATATTTCTTAACCCAGTTATAAATTGCTTGTGGAGTAACTTCAATGTTGTAGCTATCTTTTAAATGCTTACAAATATCAGTAAGATTCATTCTTCTCTGGACATACATTTCGTAAAGAAACGCTTTATCCTTATAAGGCTCATTTGCCATTAACTGACCCCTGTATCCTTTTTAGAGCGAACCATAGACCGATACCTGCAGCATCTATGATATCATCATCGTCAATACCAATATCATCTTTGTCAAAATATTTACTAACGATTTCTCTTACTCGTTTCTTTCGCTCGTTCTTTTGTTTAATTTGCAAAGAACCCTTTTCGCCGTTGTTCTTAAGAGACTCTGCATCTTTCTTATTAAGATTCTTATAACCGATTCCAGACTTCCACATTAACGGGTTCACATCCGAAACCAGGCATCCTCCAGCGCTGAGTACTCCCCAACTGTAGCCAATAATATACGAGATAATCCTGCTCGTTTCAAAATTCTGTACATAAATTGATTGTTCAATAATCGCATCTTTAGGTTTAAACTCCTCAATAATCTTATTCAAACCGCTATCAATTGCTTTAAACTTGATAGAGACATCTTTATCTTTTTTATAATCTATTTTGCCATTTGCTATTAGATTAATTTTATCAAGAGTTACATCATAAATAACCCAAGCTAGAGAGTGAGATGACGGGTCAATCGCTAAAACACGGGTTGACTTTATCGTTGAGGTAAGGGATCGTATACTCAATCCATACCTCGCCTTGCGTTTTCTTCAGACCAACCCCAACCGACCAGTCTTTTAACAAAACGCTCTCTCTTGCAGGATTCACAAATATTTTCTTTATTATACCGTGATAATACAGTATTACAAGTTTTTGTTTTGCATACCCTTTTTTTATTTTTATTTGCTTTCTTTTCGTAATAACTAGCTAATAAATTTCTATTAGTTACAATTTTTCTACATTCAGCAGAACAGTAAATAGCATTATAAACTTTTGCATGAAATTCCTTATTGCATTCTTCATAGGCGCAAAGTTTAATTCTCTTGTAAGGCTGGACAGGAATCTCTTGGCTTAAATATGAGCCATAGAATTTCCTGTACTTTTTAAATAGCTTGTCAATAAACGGTTGATCTCTTTCAATATAGATTGGAAGGATCTCCTGGTTATTTTTGTTTTCGTAGATTACGAAGCCAGAATCAAGATTCAGGCATTCCATATAAATTTGGGCTTGTCGGTAATGTTCGTCTTTTGGTTTGTTATGTAATTGTCTATAGTGAAAACCTTCTTGACTGATTGATTTCAGCTCAATTAGTTTTTCACCATACCAATTAATTATACCATCCGCTGTGCCCTCAATTGGTGGATCTGTATGGGTTACTCTAATTTCTTCAGCTGTTAGAATACCCATATCTCTAAAATAACTATAAAGTCTTTCATGAACAGCATGACCGTTATCAAAAATACGATAAGTCTGTGAACTAAATGATGGTGTTACATTGACACCTTCAAACATGTAGTACCAATACCTTGCACACTGATTTGTGTAACTAGGATGGAATCCGTTAACTTTTTTAAAACTTTGAGTATTTCTGAGCGCCAGGTGATCATTAATAGCCTCAACTAGGTCTTTCATTACAACTTCTTCGCTTTGTGGAGCTACTGCTTTAGGAGCCCTCAGTTGCTTTAACGCTTTCATTAGTTAACTCCTTTTGCTGCCAGTTTTAAGGCATTGATGTTTTCTGTTAGTGCTTCGTACATGGTTTTCCAGATATCATTAACGAACTTATCCTGCTCGCTCATAATAGTAGATCTTCTTTTAAAGGCTTGTGATTTTACAATCATCAATGTCCTATATCCAGCAAGAATGTTTGCATACTTAATAGCTTGCATTCCAATATAATCCTGGGGGTTCTCAATAATGTCTTGAACAATAGCAAGACATTTAATAAATTCTTCTGACTTATCACCCATCTGTTCTGCAAGAACGGCAGGGTCAACAATAATATCTGGCATTAAATATCCTTTCTTAGATCCTCTGTTTTAACTAAAGCTTGATATGGTGGATAAACTTTTGCAATCCCAACAAACCAAAATATAAGATTTACACCAATAGCGAATTCATCATGATCAAGGTTTATACCAAGACTCTTGTGACCAGATAGTTTATCGCAACAAAATTTAAGCTTCATATTCGCTTCCTTTAATTAAATCCTGGAATACTTCCCAGTCAATTATAGCGACCTTTGACTCGGAGTTCTCTCCGAAAACAACAGAAATGCATGGATATTTATAGTTTGCATTCCATGCATCTTTTCTCATCTTAGCCCAAGCTTTGAGTGTTAGCGTAAAAGTTTTTTCATTATGCTTATAATCAACCAAAAACTTATGAAGAGAAGCATCCCCTTTCCTAAGCCCCCGACCCGAATTCTTGACAGCCTTGGCGTTGTCACGCTTGATCTCTTCCTTCTCTGTTCTTTTCATTTAATTCTTCTTTCAGACGATTGCGATCTGCTTTCATCAAAATGTATTGTACACGAATAGAGAGCATCTTGCTTTCGGTTTCCCTAAGCTTTTTTTCCAATTCAAAGATTTTTTTATTTAACTTCTTTTTTGACTTAAACATGAGTAGATATAGGATCTCATAACTACTCTAATCGTGCAATAATTATCTATTATCTCCTGAACCCTGGATTTTACCACGATTCATACGATCCTCTAATTTATCAATATTCCTTTGCGCAGCATAACTAAGTGTGATCCCTAACTCATCTGCAACCATCGCACAATACCATAGGACATCCCCAAGCTCATCTACGAGTTGCTCATGGCGATCTGGAGAAATGGCACTTTGATCGTCACGGAGTATCTTTTTGACCTTTCCAGCGACTTCGCCAGCTTCTGATACGAGCCCCAGAGAGGTGTACAGGAGCCCCTGTAAGCCCTCTTTAGGGTAAATAGCGGTCTTTGACGCACGAAATTGATAATTATTAAAATCCATGTTATCCATTATAGCCTCCTAGGTGCTTTGTAATCTCTTTATCCGTTGGTTGTCTAAAATTAGAATTTCTAATTAGAGAATCATATTCATCATCTGAGACCTTTTGTATTGGCTCATTTCTTGAGAATTTTATACCAGACTCTGTGCTGTATCCAGCACCGCT